GTATCGGTTTAGGTACGGCAGGCATTATTGCTACTGGGGCAGCGATGAAAAACGCCCTAGATCCCGCCATTGATTTCAACCGTGCACTTAATGAAATTAAAGCTACTGGGCGCGAACAAGCTGGATTAGACAAAATTACCGATTTTGCCCTTGATTTTTCCGCAACCTATGGCGGTGCGGCGACTGATGTGGTGAGTTCTACGAATGAAATTGCGCGTGCCATTGACGGTTTAACCGATAGCGAACTTGTCGCTTTTTCTAAAAGCTCAAACATTCTTGCCAAAGCCACTGGTTCAGACGTAAAAGCCATGGGTTCTTATATTTCCCAGTTATACGGTATTTTTGGTGACGAGGCGGCAAAAATTGGTAAAGAAAAGTGGGTTGAGCAAATTTCAGCACAAGCCACCGTTACCGCAAATAAATTCAAATCATCGGGCGAATCCTTAATGCAGGCTTACACTAATTTGGGCTCGTCTGCGAAAGACCACGGCATTAAAACTGCTGAGCAATTTGCCGTTATTGGTAACTTGCAAAATGTGTTTGAGGGAGGTTTAGCGGGGACAAAATACGCGGCCTTTTTAAGTGGCGCGGTAAAAGCACAATCAAAACTGGGTTTATCTTTCCTCGATTCTCAAGGCAAGATGCTGCCGATGATTGATATTTTGGAAAAAATCAAAGGCAAATATGGCGAGTTGAATTCAGAAAATCTCTATGAGCTACAAAAAGCCTTTGGTACTAAAGAGGCCGCACAAGTGATTAATAATCTTTTACCGAAGATTGATACACTTAAAGCGGATATTGCTGAAATCGACAAAATGAAAACCCTTGATGATGCAATGGCAATATCAAAAACGGTAACGGATTCATGGATGCGATTTACTGCCATTTTCCAAAATATCAAAATCGCCATTGGCACACAGATCCTTGCAAAACTTGAGCCTGTGATGAATCGCATTGCTGACATGGGGCAAGAGTTCACAAATTGGTTAAGGGCTTATAAGAATATTGCGCGTTGGATTGGCTATGCCGTGGGTGCATTGATTGGATTTACAGGACTAACGGCAGCACTTACACTGATGAGTGGTATTGTTTCGGCAGTCGGTGTGGCATTTTCTTTCTTAGTCAGCCCAGTTATGTTAGTCGTAGGTGCTGTGATTGGGTTAGGTATTGTAATTTATAAATTCCATTCTCAATTTATGGCATTTATAGCTGGCTTTATCGAAGGATTCAAAATGGCTAGCGTATCTTTTGCGCCTTTGTTTTCTGCCTTTGCGATTGTATGGAGTGCATTGCAACGCATCGGCTCAACCATCGGGCGAATTATTGGCTTATTAGGTAGTGCATCCGATTCGGCATATAGTTTCCAACAATTCGGCGTAGATATGGGCTATGCGTTAGGTGCCGTATTTAATATTGTGCTTAATGCCGTGGAATTAGTCGCACGTTCATTCGGGTTTATGGCAGATGTATTTGCGATTTCTATCGGTGCCATGATTGATGGTTGGAATGCTATAACCGCACTTTGGGACAGTAACAAACCAATTGAAAGTTTTTCTAATATTGCTACTGCTTTAGGCAATATCTTTTCAAATGCGTTTAAAGGTATCGTCAATGCATTCACTTCGGTTATCAATTTTATCATTGAAAAAGCCAATTCATTGCCAGGCATTAATATCCCGCTGATCCCCAAATGGGAAGATGGCGCTTTACCAATGCAAAGCAGTGCGACAGCCGTGGGGGCATCTATCGGTACGCAAGCATTGCAAATGCAAAATCAGCTTGGCGCATTAAATACCACCTCGCCAAAATTTGAATTGAGCGAGCAAACACAACCGCAATTCACCAAAATGCCAAGCGGTTCGGTCAGCAAAGCCATTACACAAAACCAACAAACCACGAAAACGATTAATTACGGCGGTGTCACCATCAACAGCAACGATGGAAACAAAGTATGGCAAGAAATGCGCAATCGCGAACAGTTGGCCGCGGGGTGATAAATGGAAAAACTTTACCTTGATTTATTAATTACCGGTGAAGACATCACGCTAGATAGCGGCAATCAACCACTAATTTGTGATAACCGAATTTCAATCGCACAAGATATTAAACACGCCATTTTAGAAAGTGGATTGGCGACACAACTTATCGCAGAGCGTTCGCGCATTTTACGTCGCGATATTATTTTGCAAATGGTGTTATTGGTTGAAGAAGATGTGCGATTAATCCCCGGTACGGTATCAATTATTGAAGAAAAATTAGGGCAATTATTTATTACCGCTGAAACTTATGAATTTGGGCGACTGGATGAATTGGAGTTACGTTTTAATGAGTGAAAATTTTAAACAAATGTTAGCTGAAAGCGGATTGCCAACGGAAGAAACGCAAATCCGACAAGAATTTGAACGCTTAACCGCAGAAGAAGGATTGATTACTAACACAAGCCGAATGAGTCCATTCTGGCGATTAATCACTGCCATTGCTGTTAAGCCTGTGAAGTGGCTGACAGATCATTTAATTGCTGAAATTCTGCCGAATTTATTTGTAAAAACTGCAAAAGATAGTTGGTTACAAATTCAAGCGTGGGCAGTGGGCTTAGATTTTAAAGCAGTAACAAAAGCAGAAGGTGTTGTGCATTTTACAAAAGAAAGCGATGTAACCGATCTCACCATTAAAGCGGGCACAGTGATTCAGACAGAACGTATTAATGATGTGATTTTCCGCCTTATAGTGACACAAGACACAGTGATCCCTAAAGGCACATTACGCGGTGCAGTGCCAGTAATTGCCGAAAATGCAGGCTCAAACTACAACCTTGCTGCAGGGTATTACCGTATTCTGCCAGAATCTATTGCCGGAATAAGTGCGGTAGAAAATTTAGAGGATTGGCTCACCTCACCAGGTGCAGATCGTGAAACAAATGACGAGTTACGAGAACGCTATCGAACTCAGTTTTCCAGCGTTGGCCAACATCACATTGACAGTGTTTACAAAGGCATGATTGCGAAAGTTGCCGCCTTATCGGTGGACAGAATTTATTTTAAACACGATGCGCCACGTGGCCCGGGAACGGCAAACGCCTATTTGTTGTTAGACACAGGCGTAACCAGTCAACCGTTTATTGATAAAGTCAATCGCCACGTGCGCGATGAGGGCTTTCACGGTCACGGCGACGATTTAATTTGTTATGCCATGCCGGAAACCAAACACAATTTAACGTGCGCAATTTACTTTCAGCCGTCCATTTTTGTCGGCGACGTGCGTAAACAAGAAATCGTACAACAAGTGGAAAATATGATCCGCTGTGCATTCCGCGAAAATAATAATTATGGTGTAACAAGGACTTACCCTTTTAGCCGTTTTAGCTGGTCGAAATTAGGTGAGGAAATCCACGACAACATCAGCGAAATTTCCTCTATCGTGTGGGGGCAAAGCGACATTCAAAGCGATTTATCTATTCCGCGTATTCAGCAGTTATCTGTCACTGTGCAAAAGTAAGGGGCGAAAATGAAAATAAAATTGCCCTTTTGGATGGATAAAGGCGAATTAAGCAAAATCGCTGTGCTATTAGGTAAATGGTGGGATTACGTTTTAAGTGCGGTCAAATTTCCGTTCAATATTTTAGACGAAGAACACTGCAGTGAACGCATTTTAAATTTGATCGCATATCAACGCGACGTAGAACGATTTGAGGGCGAGCCGTTGGAGTTGTTCCGCAAGCGCGTGAAATATGCCTTTTTAAATGCGAAAGATGCAGGCAGTAAAGCGGGCTTTATCCGTATTTTTGAACGCCTAGGGATCGGGTATGTAGAAATTGAAGAAAGGTTCGACGTGGAAAACTGGGATGTAATCAAAATTCGCTTGAGCGATTCTCAGTTAGCCAAGAAAACGGAATTATTGAATTTAATCATCCGAAAATATGGCCGCACTTGTCGGCGTTATACCTTTGAAGTGATTACAAAAGAAAGTGTGACGATTCACCATGGCGAATTTAATCACGATTATCAAAGTTTTTATGTGAAAGTAAACTGATAATAACAACAATAATAAGAGGTTTATTTATGGCTAGTTTAATTACGCCACAATTTGAACGTTACGTTGCAGAACAAACCGTTGCACGTGGCACGGTGCAGTTTGATGAATTTATTTTCGCCAACATTCCTGGTTTAAATGAAAACAATCTTGCGCAATATCTCACTATGCCGACATCAGCACAAATTGTACACCGTCAATCCGTATCACAAAGTGGTGTAATAAATGAAAATGCCGTGGTGTATTCGGTGACGATTGGTACGGAAGTGGGCGATTTTGATTTCAATTTCATCGGCTTGATCAATAAATCAAAAAATATGCTTGCTGTTGCTGTGCAAACTGCGCCAGTAAAGAAAATTCGTAATAAAAATGCTGTACAAGGTAACAGTATTACCCGAAATATCCTTTTAGAATTTTCAGGTGCAAAAGCATTAACTGGGATTAATGTTAATGCTAATACATGGCAAATTGATTTTACGGTGCGTTTACACGGGCTTGATGAGAAAATCCGTTTAACCAATCGTGATTTATATGGTAGAGCGGTATTCTTCGATGATGGTTTCCTGGTTAAACGTAAAACAGGTAATCAATTTACTATTCAACCAGGTGTAGCTTATGTTGAAGGGGTGCGTATGGATTTAACCGCACTTTATAACCTCACCGTAAACAATCTACCGTGCTCAGTTTATGCCGATGTTGTGCATCATTGCACCGTAACGGGCGAATACCAAACCGAAATTAAGTATCTTACGCAATCAAAAGCAGATTATGTGGATACCGCAAATCGCCAGCATTATGTGCAAATCCTTGCCGACATTGACAGCCAAGGCAACGTAACCGACCGTCGCTTGCTTTCACCGTTTTTAGGAATGAATCCTCTAACACTGGACGACACAACCGAAAACACCAAAGACAAACTCGGACATACGCACAAGTTACCTATTGCAAGTCTTGTTAAGCGTGGCATTGTAAAATTGTTCTCAGGCTATGATTCAGATGCCGAAGATATGGCTGCAACGCCGAAAGCAATTAAAGGCTTAAAAGCATTAATTGATGCAATTACGCGCAATTTAGGTAATTACATTCCAAACAGCAAAAAATCCTCTGCAGTAAATAGCAATAGCGCAGAAACCGTCGCAACCAGTGCGGCGGTTAAGACGGCTTACGATAAAGGCGTAGAAGCAAAAACTGCTGCAGACAACGCCCAGCGTAGTGCAAATGATGGCATAAATAGAGCTAAT